TCATTTAGCTCAGGAAAAGCACAAGGATGGTGATTTCCACTTTCACGTTCTTGTTTGCTATGAGAACAAAGTTGATGTTCGAGTACCTACACATTTTGACTTGCACTATCTTGGTATTACTTACCATGGCAACTACCAAGTAGCAAAAGATGCTCAAGATGTACTAGATTATATCATGAAAACTGATTTTTCTCCAAACATATTAGGTGTTTTTAGAACTACTTCTTCTAAGGTTAAAGAAGGATTAAACAGGAAGAAGATGAATGCACTTTATCTTTCTAAATCAATGTCAGAACTTGTAGATGACGGTGATATTTCTTTATATAGTTATAAAACAATTAAAGAAAACAGAATTGCATATTTTTTAGATAATACTCCTGTACCTGTTTATCAACCCAAAACTTGTTATTGGATTTATGGTGCTTCAGGAATTGGCAAATCTCGTTGGGCAAGAGAGAATTATGCTAATCAATGTTATCCTAAAGCTCAGAACAAATGGTGGGATGGTTATTACTCACAACCAGTTGTTTTATTAGATGATTTTGATCATGTTGGAGCATGTTTAGGTCACTACCTAAAGATTTGGTCTGATTGTTACTCTTTTAATGCAGAAGTAAAAGGTTCAACAATCATTCCAGTTGCTACTACTTTTATTATTACTTCTCAGTATACTCCAAAAGATATTTGGTGCAATGGAACAGATGAATCAAAATGGGATCCTGAAATGGTTTCAGCGATCAAAAGAAGATTCCAAATGAAAACTATAGAAGATGGTTTTAATTTAGTAGATTATTTCTGTCCAGAAGATTATACTAATTAGTTTGCGGAACGCAATTATAGGGGATTGGGAATTGGAATTAAATAATTAACAAACAATTAATTTTAATTCATTTAAAATGATTAAGACTAATGCTAAAACTTATAGAAAACGTCTTAAAAAGTATTCTAAACGTGCTTTTAAACGTGTTTCGCGTTTTCCTAATTCTTCTGGTGTAACTTTAAGAGCAGAAATGGATGATTATATTCAATGGCCAGCTGGTTCTGCTGTTTGCCAATTTGCATTGGCAACTTATGTTAAGTTTGCTTCTATTTTAGGTAATTCGGCAAGTTTTGTAAATCAAGCTGCTAATTTTTATAAATATAAAATAACTGGATTAGGAGTTAATGCTTATTATGCTACAACTTCTGTGTCTGGTTCTTTTGGACAAAATGGTACTCCTTCTGCTTGCATTAATCCTTATCCGACTATTACTGCATTGGGTGTTGGTCAGGTTCCTTGTTTTGTTGACACAAATTTACATATTAAGCCATTACAGCGTGAATATAATAAATATTGGTCTGTTTCTACTTATTTCCAGGGTACTGGTGATGGAATGGGTACATGGAATCAAGTTAACGATTATAATAATCAACAAGGACAATTTTCTGTTGCTACTCCACAAACTGTTACCAACAGTTCAGGTTCAGCAACTGTAGTTTACAGAGTTCGATTAATTCTTTATGTTACTTTTGATGGAAAAACCATATAAGTTTGCGGAACGCAATTATAGGGGATTGGGAATTGGAATTAAATAATTAAATATTCAAATTCAAATTAATTTATTTTATTAATTTATTTAATTAATTTATTAATTAATGGCTGCCTCCCCCAAGGTGCCCTTAATATTACTGGGCACCCACCCTGGGGGGTGGGGGAAAATTAATTTATTAATTTAATTTATTATTTAATGGCTGCCAACTAACATATTTATTTTCTAAATCTATCCGAGATATGGCTTTTTTTTAATCCATATCTTGTTTTTGATGATTTATAATTTTTTCTAAAAATTTAATTTAATTTAAATGATCAAGACCGAAACCAACTTACCTTTACCCAAAACCAAATTTAGACTTTCAGGAAGAAATTTGTTTCTCACTTATCCTAAGTGTGACATTCCTAAGGATGTAGCATGGGAAATGCTTCAGGAACTTCTTGTAAGAGGCAGGGGCCCTTACCATTACCTTCATTTAGCTCAGGAAAAGCACAAGGATGGTGATTTCCACTTTCACGTTCTTGTT